AGTGCGTGATCATCAACGCCGTTTAAGGAGTAATTGAACATGGCACAGTATCTTTCCAACGAATTGGCCGGCACAACGACTGGCACTACCACAGCCGCGGCTGCTGGTGTCCGTCCAGCCGCCTCCGTCTACGGCGCTCGTTTGAAGCGCTTGCGTGCGACTGTCACCCTGGCATCGCAGACTACCAGCGACACCCTGTTGCTGGGCGTCTTGCCTACCGGTGCGACCTTCGCCTTCGGCGTGCTGACCACTGGCACTTCGCTTGGCACTTCGACCTTGGCGATCGGTGTGTCCGGCACTGCCGGCAAGTACCGCGCTGCCGCTACCTTCACGTCAACTGATACGCCCACCTTCTTTGGCACTGCTGCCACTGCTGGTGCTGCGTCTCCTTTGGCTGCAGAGGAAAGCGTGATCGGTACGATCGCATCGGCCAACTTGCCCTCCTCGGGCACTTTGGTGGTCGACCTGTACTACAGCATGCCCACCTAATCGGTGACGCAGGCGGGGCTGGGGTAACCCGGCCCCTTCTTCAATTCACAGGAGAAAACGATGTCCTACTACTACGGCGTCAACAAGGGCGACAACTACGACAAGGCGGCTTCGTCTACGTCGAGCACAACCAGCAAGGATGTTGAGATCGTGGTGAACAACACCAACGTGACCACACGCCAAGAGCTGCTCACTGCGTTGACCAACTTGTACAACTACATCCTCAACCAAAACTACCCGTTGTAAGGAGCAGCTCATGCCAAATCGTCGCGCAGATGACACCGCATATACGCTGCTTTCATCCGGCAGTGCCACTGGCGCGGCCGTCAACATCAAGGGTGGAACGTACATCGTACAGTTCAGCGGCACGATCAGTGGTGCAACCATCAGCCTGCAGGTTCAAGACCTGGCGGGTGTATGGGCAGACGTCGAAGTCTTTACCGCCAACGCTATCCGCTACACAACATTGCCCAAGGCTCAGACAGGCGTGAGCTTGCCAGCCGGCAACGTGCGCTGTGCTCTGAGTGGCGGCACGCCATCAGGCATCAACGCCTACCTTGTTGGCCTCGGCTGATAGGGGGCTGGCATGGCCTCAGTCATTCAAGTCGCCAACCGTGCGCTGACCAAGCTGGGCTCTTCCCGGATCACCTCGCTGTCTGACGACGTCAAGGCGGCGAGGTCGATCTCGTCCTGCTTCGAGGACCTTCGCGACGACGAGCTGCGCACCTCGCGCTGGCAGTTCGCCATGAAGCGCACCACCCTGGCCGCACTCGCTGATGCGCCGACCTTCGGCTTTCAGTACCAGTACGCGCTGCCCTCAGATTTCCTGCGCCTCGACATGATCAATGACGAGTTCCCCGCGGCCGTGATGGACAACTACATCGGCGCCGAGGCACTCGACTACACGATTGAGGGCAACACCATCCTGACCGACATCGCAGCCCCACTGAAGCTGCGCTACATCGCCAGGATCGAAGACCCCAACGCATGGGACGTGAATTTCCGCGAGATGCTGGCATCACGCATCGCGGCCGAGATCTGCGAAGACCTCACACAATCCGACACCAAGAAGCAGGCGGCATGGAACGACTACAAGCGTGCCAAGAGCAACGCCATCCGCATGGGGGCGATCGAGAAACCGCCGACCACACCGCCTGACAACACTTGGATCATTTCAAGGATCTAGGATGCCAAAGGCCTCACCCTTACGCTCGTCGTTCAATGCGGGAGAGCTGTCGCCGCTCATGGCCGGCCGCCCCGATGTGGCCAAGTACGCCAATGGCTGCGACGAGCTCGTCAACTTCATCCCGACCGTGCAGGGCCCCGCGGTGCGCCGCGCCGGCACGCGCTATGTCTCGACCGTCAAGACGCAGTCCAACCGGACCTGGCTGGCCACCTTCGAGTTCTCCAACAGCCAGGCCTATGTGCTGGAGTTCGGCGACCAGTACATCCGCTTCTACACCAACCACGGCCAGGTGCTGTCGGCCGGCGTGCCCTACGAGATCGCCACGCCCTATTCGAGCAGCGATCTGACCGACACGGTCGACGGCACTTTCACGCTGTCGATGGTGCAGTCGGGTGACGTGATCTACATCGCGCACCCCAGCTACCCGCTGCAGAAGCTCTCGCGCTTCGGCAACACCAACTGGACGATCGCGGCCGCGGTGCTGACCAACGGCCCGTTCAAGACGCAGAACATCGACCGCACCGTGACCATGTATGCCAGCGCCACCAGCGGCACGGGCGTCACGCTCACCGCTTCGAGCGCCGTGTTCACATCGGACATGGTCGGCAGCTATGTCTACCTCGAGCCGAAAGATCTTTCGTCGATCAAGCCATGGACGGCCGGCCAGGAGTACAGCTCCAACCCGAACGGCTCCTATCGTCGCAGCGATGGCAAGACCTACATCTGCGCGACCAACGCCTCGCCCAGCGCCGGCAAGGTCTATCGCACCGGCCCCGACAAGCCGATCCACACCTACGGCACGGTGGCCGATGGCGACTACAACGGCATCAGCGGCACGACCTGCGAGCGCCAGGGCCTCGACTGGACCTTCGTCGACTCGGGCTTCGGCTATGTCAAGATCACCGGCTACACCTCCAGCACCAGCGTGACCGTGTCGGTGCAGGGCACGAACCCCCTGCCCGCCGGCGTGGTGGGCTCGGGCAATGCCACCTTCCGCTGGGCGCTCGGCTCGTTCTCCGCGGTCGAGGGATACCCCAGCAAGGTCACCTTCTTCCGCGAGCGCCTCGTGCTGGCCATGGGCCAGAAGCTCTACTTCTCGGTGGCAGGCGACTTCGAGAATTTCGCGGGCAAGGACGACAGCGGCCAGGTGGTGGCAGACCGCGCCATCCAGGTGACGATCTCGTCGGACGAGGTCAACGTCGTGCAGTGGCTCGTGCCCACGCAGGCCCTGCTCATCGGCACGGCCGGTGGCGAGTTCGCCTGCATGGAGAACACCACCAGCGAGGCCTTTGCGCCGGGCAACGTCAAGATCGAGCAGCAGACCTCGGAAGGCTCGCGCTCGGTCACGCCACAGCGCGTGGGCTATTCCACGCTGTTCGTGCAGCGCTCCGGCCGCAAGCTCAAGGAGGCCGCCTACAACTTCCAGCAGAACGGCTATGTCGCCAACGACCTGACCGTGCTGGCCGAGCACATCACCAAGGGTGGCATCGTGCAGACCGCCTGGCACAAGGAGCCCTATGTGGCCATGTGGGGCGTGCGCAACGATGGCGAGCTCTTGGGCTTCACCTTCAACAAGGAGCAGGACGTGCTGGGCTGGCATCGCCATGTCATCGGTGGCGCCTACAGCACCGGCGACGCGGTGGTCGAAAGCGTGGCTGTGATCCCTGGTCCCAACCGCGACCGCGACGACCTCTGGCTCATCGTCAAGCGCACGATCAACGGCGCGACCAAGCGCTATGTCGAGTACCTTGAGGCCGAGTACAAGGACGGCGACGCGCAGAGCTCGGCCTTCTATGTCGACAGCGGCGCGACCTATTCAGGCACGCCTGCCACCACGATCTCAGGCCTGTCCTGGCTCGAAGGCCAGACGGTGCAGGTGCTGGCCGATGGTGCAGCTCACCCAGACCGCACGGTCACCTCCGGTGCGATCACCCTGCAGCGCTCGGCGTCTGTGGTTCAGATCGGCCTGGCCTATGCCTCGACCCTGCGCACGACACGCATCGATGCCGGCGCCGGTGACGGAACATCGCAAGGCAAGAGCAAACGCATCACCAAAGTGGTGTTCCGCTTCTACAATACGCTTGGTGCGAAGGTTGGCCCCGATGAGACGATGCTTGACACGATCGAGTTCCGCACCGGGTCTGACCTGATGGATCAAGCGCCGCCGCTGTTCACTGGCGACAAGGGCCCTGTCGATTGGCCCGGTGGCTATGACTTCGACGGTTTCATCATGGTGAAGCAAGACCAGCCCCTGCCGATGACGGTGGTGGCGATCATGCCTCAAGTCCACACGTTCGACAGATGAGAATTGTCCAGTTTGAACCCGATCATCTTTCAAGGATCCTTTTGCAACCGAGCCAGGCCATCATGCAACCAACGCTGTCACAACCCGACTACGGCCCCAGCCTCGCCAAGGCAGGGCCAGCCTATTCGCTTGTCGACGGTGATGAGGTTTTTGCATCGGCTGGGCTCATACCGCAATGGGAGCACCGGGCCGTGGCCTGGGCATTGATCTCGGCAGAAGCTGGCAAGCACTTTTTCCTGATTCACAAGGCGGTTCGCCGCGCACTGACTTTTCACAACTATCGCCGTGTCGAAACCTCGGTGGCCTGCAACTTCGAGCAAGGCCATCGCTGGGCTCAACTGCTTGGCTTCGAGCGCGAGGGACGCATGCGTGCGTTCACGCCCGACGGCCAGGACTGCGATCTCTACGCGAGGGTTCAATAATGGAAGCTCTACTCATTGCCTCAACGGCCATGGCTGCGGCCGGCGCGATGCAGCAGGCTCAAACGCAAGCCTACAACGCCAAGGCACAGGCCAACGCCCTGGACTACCAGGCCACGGTCGACCGCAACAACGCGCAGGCTGCCACCGATGCGGCCAACGTTCGCGAGGAGCAGCAGCGCCGCCAGTTCAATGCAGTGCAGGGCCAGGCACGCGCCGGCATTGCGCAAAGCGGCACGGGCTTCGATGGATCCAACGCAGACATCCTGAAGCAGAACGCGGTGCTCAACGAGCTCGACGCGCTGACGATCCGCTACGAAGGCCAGAACAAGGCCGCAGGCCTGATGGCTCAGTCGGGACTTGACCAGTACAACGCGCAGACCTCACGCGACAACGCCAGCAAGATTATGACCGCCGGCTATCTCAATGCTGGCTCACAGATTTTGAGCGGTGCTGCCAAGTACAACTACTACAAGGACACCGGCCGTCTGGCTGGGGTATAACCATGGCAAAGATCCCCTTCTACGAAGACCGTCTCGCGCCATCCGGCCAGGGCGTCAATGTTTCATTCCGTCCGGTCGAGGTGACCGACGCGATCGGCCGCGGCATGCAGAACCTCGGCCAGGCTGGCATCAGCTACGCAACCGTCGAGATGGGCATCCAGAAGAAGCGTGCAGACGATCAGGCCATCGCCAACGAGGGCGTGAACATCGCCAACGCGCAGGCCGAGTGGCCAAACCGCGTGACCCAGCTCGCCCGGGAGGCCGTGGATGGTGGCAACATCAAGCAGGAGGACGGTTCTTACAGGACGCTGACAGACCAGCTCAAGGAAGAATGGGGCAAGTACCGCGCCGGCTACCTTGAGAAGGTCACCAACGAGAAGGCCAAGCTCTATGTTGGCAGCCAGCTCGACAACATCTGGGCCGGCACGCTGCGCAATTCGATCGCCACCGAGGCCAACCTCAATGTGACCAACAAGTCGATCAAGGTCGACCAAGCCACCGACACCTGGGCCAAGGCCGCGGCATCCAATGCCAACCTCGCCGACCAGAGCATCACGGCCGCCAAGACCATGATCGCCAATTCGGGCTTTGACCAGGAGACGGCCTACAAGCTCACGCTGGCCGCAACCAAGAAGATCGCTGAATCAGCCCTGACAGGCGCCATGGAGCGCAACGCAACCGAGGTGGCGCAGGCCATCCGCGACAAGTACGGCGCGACCATCAACGAAGCCAACAAGCAGGGCGCAACGACCGGTGCAGCCACCGGCAAGTCGCTGCCGCAAGGCGACATGAACGCCATCACCTCCACGGCCGAGCGCCTGGGCATCAGTGCGCAGGATCTCCGCGCCATCATCAGCTACGAGACAGGTGGCACATTCAGCCCCGCCAAGCGCGGCGGCAAGAACGACAAGCACATCGGCCTGATCCAGTTCGGTGAAGAAGAGCAGAAGGCTTTTGGCGCAAACCAGAGCCAGACATTCTCCGAGCAAATGGTGGCCGTCGAGAAGTACCTCAAGGCTCGAGGCGTCAAGCCGGGCGACGACCTGAAGACCCTCTACAAGATCGTCAACGGCGGCAACCGCAACGCGCCCGACACGGCCAACGACGGCAACGGCACGATCGCCGACCATGTCGAGAAGATCCGCAAGGAGCACGGCGGTTCGACCACATCGATCCCCAATGTGCCCGTGTCCCAGACCGTGCGCTCGCTGGTGGACCAGGTCGATGTCAGTCGCCTGCCTGCTTTTCTGAGCGAGGCCAACACCCTGGTGAACAAGGAGCAGACCGTTTTCCGCGGCCAGGTGGCCAGCACCGAAGGCGACCATGTCACGGCATGGATGAACGGCGAGCAGGTGCAAAAACCCTTGACCGAAGCCGACTATGTCAAGGCCTATGGCCCGATCGACGGTGCGCAGCGCTATGCGAACTACCAGCAGATCGGCCAGCTCGGGCAGGACATCACCGCGCTGAAGATGACGCCCGTCGCTGATCAGCAGGCCGTCATCGACCGATACAAGCCAGACGCCAGCAAGCCTGGCTACGAGCTCGCCACCAAGCGCTACGACGCCATCGTGCAGGCCGCCAACAAGCTCAACACCGATCGCGCTGCCGACCCCATGGCTTGGGCCCAGAAGAACGGGCTCATCGACAAGCAGCCGATCAACTGGAACGAGCTGGGCACAAACCCCGACCGCATTTCCACGGGCCTGTCGCAGCGCTCCGGCATCGCGCAGTCCATGATGGATCGCTTCGGCACGCCCATGGCGCTGTTGAGCAAGGACGAGGCCGGCAAGCTCGCGGCAGGCTTCAACGCGATGAGCGCCGAGGCCAAGCTCTCCTATCTCAGCGTGATCGCCAAGTCGGTTCCGGCAGGCCCCATGCAGGCCTCGATCTTCAACCAGATCGCCAAGGACAGCCCCGTCACCGCCTATGCCGGCAAGCTCTTTGCCGACGCCGGCACGATGAGCAAGACCACGGGCATGATCTTCAAGGACACCGTCACCTATGACGCCCAGCAGGTCGCCACCATGGTGATCAAGGGCGAGGCGCTGCTCAACCCAACGAAAGCCGACAAGGACAGCAACGGCCGCACCAGCAACCTGCTGATGCCACCAGACAACAAGCTGCAGGCCGACTTCCAGGTGGCCACGCAAGGCGTGTTCCCCAACCAGCCACAAGCGGCCCAGCTCGTCTACCAGGCAGCCAAGGCCTACTACGCAGCCAAGTCGGCGCAGGTCAGCGACTATTCTGGCGAGTACCTGGGCGACCAGGCCAAGCGCTGGAAAGAGGCCGTCGATGTGGTGGTGGGCGGCATCAGCGACGTCAACGGCGGCAAGGTGCGTCGCCCATGGGGCATGGACGAGACGAAGTTCAAGGACCAGCTCTATTCGTCGTTCAACAAAGCCGCGCAGGCCTACGGCATCCAGGGCAACGCCAAGGACTTTGGCCGCTTGCAGTTTGAAGCCACACCGAACGACACCTACCTGGTCCGAAGCGGCTCGGGCTATCTGCAGACTGAGCCAGGCAAACCGATGGTGGTGAGCCTTGATGGCCAAATCATTGGCAAGCCATCCGTCGCGGCAATCGAGAAGCAGCTCACGCCGCAGGAAATGGAAATCGTCAAGTACCACCGCAACAGCATTTCGACCGGCAATGTCGGCCCGAACAATGAAACGGTCTACTCGGTGACAATCCAGATCCCAGATGGCCCCAACAAGGGCAAGTTCGTGACCGTGCCGGGCTGGTACTACGGCAAGACGCACACGGACGAAAACGAGCTGTGGTCTGCATATCAGAACGAAGTCAACGCTGGGATGTGGCCGATCTACACAAACGCCAAGCAGGCCGATGCTAGGGCAAAATTCATCCATGGCATCATGGATCAGGAGGTTCCTGGCCAAGCCAATAAGCGCGTGCCAGACACCGCTCCGCAGAACGCCCGTCCCAACACATCACAGCCCAAGACAAAATGAGCCTCTTCGACCTCAACCCCGTTGAATCAGAGCAGCAGTACAACAACGCTGCGCTGAACCCGCTCAACCCCAACGACATCGGCGCACGATGGTACGAGGGCGTGGGCACGGGGCTGGTGCAAGGTGCGAAGACCTCGTTCTATCGCGACCTCTACAACGTCGGCAAAGCCACCAAGGACGAGCCCACTGCGCAGCGTGCGTTGACCAACCTGGAACAGCTCAAGCCCAACCCCGAGACGGTGGGCGTGGTGGGCCAGCTCATGTATGGCCTGACCGACACGCTGGGCACGCTGGCCTTCAACTTCGCCGGCGGCAACATCACGCCACAGACGCTGGCGCAGTCGGCCGGCACATCCTACGCAGGCAGCCAGGAAGCTCTCCACATCAAGGAGGGCATGGATCCGGAAACAGCTCGCTCGGTGGCCGTCATCGAGGGCGCGGGCCTTGGCCTCGGCGCCGTCCTGCCTGGCAATGTGGCCGGTGGCCTGGTCATGCGTGCCACCTCGGGCGCGGCGATCAACCTCGTGATGGGCGCAGGCCAGCGGGCTCTGATCCAGAACGAGCTCAACAAGGCGGGCTATGCCGAGATGGCCAAGCAGTACGCCCCGTTCGACGGCGTGCAGAGCGCCACCGACATCGCGATCGGCGCCTTCTTCGGCGGCTTGCTGGGCGAGCGCCCACGCACCCTGACGACCGGCCCGCGCAAGACCAGCACAGGCACAGGCGGTGGTGACGCGTTTGTGCCACCGCAAGGCTTCACGACCGCTGACAACATGGTCGAGATGGCCCGCATGCGGCTGGCCCAGCTTCGCGTCAAGCGCGACGGTTTTGAGGAGGTCACTCTCGAAGGGCCGGACGGCAAGCCGATGACCGTGCCAGGCCAACAACCAGAGCTGCTGACCGACAGCGAAAGGCGCGAGATCAAGCTGCTGGAGGAAAACGACGGCAACGCCGACATGCTGGCCAAGGCCTATGGCTTCGGGCTGCGCAAAGACCTCATGCCGTCAGACATCGACACGGTGCTGACCCAGAACAACGCAGCCCACATCGAGCTCGGCACAGCACCAGGCGTGCCCACCGATCTGGCCACCCGCCAGGCCCATGTCGACATGATCAGCCAGGCCATCAAGGATCTGCAGGAAGGCAACCCGGTGCATGCCACGCCGGATGTCACGAACGGCAACTTCATGGAAGACCCAGGAGCCGTCGCCACCCGCAACGAGATCGCAGACGCCGTGCGCGGCCACCTGTCCGATCTTGAGCAGCTCCAGGTCAAGCTCGAGGAGCGCGGCCTGCCAGGCGACACCACGCTCTACAACATCACCGACCGCATCTACACCCCGCCCATCTTTGCCAAGTCAGAGCTGTCCAAGATGTCCGAGCGGGCCATCAAAGAGGGCTGGAGCACCGAAGAACTGGCCGGCCGTATGAACGACCTGGTCGAGCGCATGAACCTGCGCGACGCCAACAAGGCCGATGCCCGCAACGTCGACCGCGTGCGCGGCAAGCTGTGGATCGAGGAGCGCCTCACCCGCGCCGAGCGCAATGGTGAACTCGATGCCGAACAGGTGCGCCTGGCCAAATGGCTGATCGGCAAGAACCCGAACATCGCACGCGACCTGGCCATCAGCATGCCAGAAGTTCTCAGCGGCGCACATGGTGGCTACGAGCCGATCCAGCGGATCGCATCGATTGCCAAGAACAACACCGACCCGCTGACCGCGGTGCATGAGTTCCTGCACCATGGCGAGCGCCTGATGCCCGACGATGTGCGTCACGAGATCCAGAAAGCCTGGGCTGCCGAGGTCAAGCGCGTGACACGCATGGCCGAGCAGTCGGGCAGCCTTGACCTCAAGCTGTTCATGGGCGACGTGCTGCAGGCCAACCTTGGCAAGACAGGGGCCGATGGCCGCCTGCGCGACATGATCCGTCAGGGTCTGGTCGGCAAGGAGGCCTACCAGCTCGTCAACCCGTCCGAGTTCTGGGCCGTCAACGCCTCACGCATCATTCGCGAACGTGCCAGCGAGAGCTGGGTGCAGCGTGCCGTGCAGTGGGTCAAGGAGCTGGTCGCAAAGCTCAAGGACATCTTCGGCCTCAAGTCTGACGCTGCGATGATCCGCGGCATCGATGCCTTGCTGAAGTCTGACGGCCGCATCTCAGGCGACATCCTTGCCGCCAATGCGCCTCGTCTTTCTGCTGTTTCAGAATTGTATCCAGCCGTTCGTCCTGGCGACAAGGTTGGAGGGTTGATTGTAAGAGAGCACATTCCCAATCAAGGCTCGATTGCGTCTTCTCTTTCTAACTTTACTGAGTTGCCTGGCATACGATCATTTGCGATTTCAGCGCTCGATCAAGATTACGTTTCTAGCATTTCGCTTGCATCGTTGGATAAGCGAACACGCGCACTCGCTGACGAAATTAAAAACTCTGGCGAGATCAACCCTTTGATTGTTGTAATCGATTCGCAGGGCCCTTACATTCTTGAAGGTGCTCATCGAATTGATGCGCTTGTTGCTCTTGGTGTTGACGCTTTTCCAGCAAAAGTCGTGTTGGACAATGAGTCAATCTCGACAAAACTGCAAAACGTCGAGGCGCCAGGCAAAGGCGTGGCCAAGGAGAACCTCAACGGCTTCGAGCCTGACCTGCGCGTCAAGGTGCCGATCGGAAAGATGAAGCTGCCTGAGAAGCCGCTCATCTTGACGGGCACCAACATCAAAAACGCGGCCCGGCAGATCGCGGCGATCGACGACATCCTGGCCAAGTTCCCAGACGCCGACGCCTCGCCCGCCGAGTGGTCGAAGATGATGGCCTACGCCATGGGCACCGACGACGTGCCCGTCCCGCCCTATCGGTTCCTGAACGACATCAACGGCACCGGCGCGTACAACAACATTTCACGCATGACGCCGGGCCAAATCGCCGATCGACGCCATGGCCTCAACGAAAACGGAGCTGCGTTCCGTCAGGCCTATGTCAACAAAGAGCTCGACGTCGAGACAACCGGCAAGCTCTTCATGTGGTCGTTTCTGTCGCGTGGCGTCTCGCCTTACACACAGGAAGGCCTGTTCCTGGACGCTTTTCCAGGCATCGATCAATGGATCAAGAAGGCGGCCGCCGGCGACCTCACCGAAAAAGACTTCGGCGCATACGAAGCCTGGGCGAAGTCGGTCGCGCCACAGGGATCTGGCCAGCCCGGTGCCGGTGCCACGCACAACCTCAACGCCTTTGGCAAGCTCTTCCTGTTCAAGATGGGCCAGAAGGGCCCGGACGGTGTCTCGCTGCTGCAGAAGATGCACGACATGATGGAAGACCCCAACATGACGGGCAAGCAGCTCCGTCGCTGGTTCCTGCAGAACACCGAGGGCGTGGGCATCGACAACAAGGTGGTGTCGTTCACCATGCTGGTGGCCGGGTTCACCGACGTGATGGTGCTCGACCGCGTGCAGATCCGTCAGCTCTGGGACGATGGCCGCTTTGGCGACCGCAACCTCTACGACGGCCGCAAGGTCGAGGGCAAACCCGTCGCCGGCTCGGCGCTGTCCGAGATCACCTACGGGGCCCGTGGCCTGCTGATCTACGAGGCGATCGAGCGCGCGCTGGCCAAGCGCGTGGAGAACATCTACGCGGCGCTTGGTCGGCCAGAGGACGCCAGCATCGGCGGGTATCATTGGGACACCTGGGTGGCAGACAGCCAGCAGGAGGCCAGCCACGGCACGCTGGACGCGATCCTGCACGATGCCAAGGGCAACAAGGACAAGATCTCCGAGGTCACCGCCAAGGAGGGCGAGTATGGTGCCTACCAGTACGGGGCCCGTTACGGCCGCGATGCGCAGGGCCAGCCCTATTTCCTGTACACCACGCCATCCGGCACCGAATACAAGTTCGATGTGCCCGCTTTCCGAGAGTTCATGCAGGCTGTAAAATCACCTGCAAACAAAGTCGTCCCATCAAAGTTCAAAGTCACGGAGGCCGGAAATGCGCCCTGGTACGAAAGGCCGGAAGTCAACAAGCAAGCCATCGACGAGCTCGCCCAGCGCTACGCCAGAGAGCCCAACGCGGGCGAAGGAGCGGGAGCTGTTCGCACGCCTGGGTCAGGTGAAGCAGTACCCGATCTCGCCGGACGAGGAGCCGACCCCTACGCCCCAGAAGAGCTGATGCGACAAGCGCCAGCCCTCACCTACATCGGAGAGGACGGCACGATGGTGCCGGCTGCCAAGGCGCTTGCCCGAGCTGATGAGGAAATCACAACAGCGCAGCGAGATGCGCAAGGTTTTGGCGCGGCAGTTGCCTGCGCCCTGAGAGGCTGACATGCGGGACCGCTGCATCCAGGCTGTGTCCGAGGCAATCGGCCGGCCCATCACACAGGCCGAGGCCAACGGCATCGAGCAGCGCATCGTCAAGAACATGCGTTTCGCTGCCTCCCGCGATCCGCAGGCCTTCCGCGATCTCACATCGGACGAGCGCCTGCAGGCTGCAGCAGAGCTGGCCGCCAAGGAGCTGGTCGATGAATCAGTCCTGAAGAAGCGCCGCATCTCGCTGGCGCTGCAGGCTTACGACCGGCTGACAAACACCATCACCGAGCTCAAGCAGTCCGGCATCGAGGGCATGGACGCGCTCAAGCGCACGCTGGTTTTCGTGGCTGACGGCAAGAGCAACACCATGTCGGCCGAGAGCCGCGGCAATGCCATCCGCAACCTGGCGATCGCCAACCTCAAGGACGCTTTCGAGGCCGTCGATGCCCGCCTGTTCGGCCTGCTCGAGGACAAGGAAGGCGTGCGCCAGCTCACCCGCGCCATCTTCGGCGAGGAGGTCGACGCACCCGAGATCGCCAAGGGCGCAGAGGCCTGGCAGACGGTGGCAGAAGGCCTGCGCAATCAGTTCAATCAAGCCGGCGGCAAGATCGGCAACCTCGAAAACTGGGCCATTCCCCAGCACCACAGCCAGGTCCGGTTGGTGAAGGCCGGTGCCGACGCCTGGGTGAACGACATCCTCGGCCTGCTCGACCGCAAGCGCTACATCAACAATGACGGCTCGCTGATGAACCAGCAGCAGCTTGAGGAGGTGATGCGCAATGCCTGGCTGACGCTGGCCACCGGCGGCATCAACAAGCTCGAGCCCGGCGTCAAGGGATCCGGCATGCTGGCCAACCAGAACGCCGAGGCCCGCACCATCCACTTCAAGGATGCTGACAGCTACCTGACATACCAAGAGAAGTACGGCGAGAAGTCGCTGTGGTCGGTGATGACCGGCCATGTCGAAGGCCTCTCCAAGCAGATCGCCATGCTGGAAACCTACGGGCCCAACCCCGACAACACCTTCCAGGCGCTGCTCGACAAGGAGCTCAAGGC